CTATTCTGTTTACGTCTATACCGACTGCTCTAGTTGTAGCTTGTAGAAGTTGCTGACTTGACTCATTAGCTTTTACCATCTCATTTCTAAATGATTCTACTGCTGCACCCGTCTGCCTTTGTTGCTGGGAGTTCTCGATTAGCAGCATGGGGGTCCAAGCTATTGCACAATCTCCATTAGAGATTGTCTCGCCAGTCTGAGGATTCATACCTTGTACATGCACCCAGAACCGGCACTTGACCAGCTCACCGTCACGTACTGCACCATCCTCGATGCACTCAGAACCCATCAACGGGCATAATATTTTAGCGTCTTTGGGCATATAGATTCTCTAAGGTAAACCATGTAACAATAACTTCTCTGTCTTCTACCGCAGGTGTTGTGTAGTGCCTGTGCGTACCATAAGGAGGAAACACAACAACTTTACCTGTTTCAGTCTTTATACTTTTATTCTGGTTAGGAAAAACTAACTCCCCCCCAGTATTAGTAGTTAAATGCAGTACTACTGACGCATATCGTATGGTAGAGCTACCAGTACTAAGTAGTGTGTTCTTATCTACTACACCATCAGTATGCGTCTTACATACTTGCCCTACACCATACTTGTGATACTCATATCCATTATCACCAGACCCAAACGAGGTTTCATATATACCGCTAATCTCTTCCTGAATACCTAACATAATACTGTTTATCTTAGCATCTACTTCTTCTAACCCCGGTGTGCCGGTTATCATTAGCGAGGTGCCTTCCCTATTTCCGCTGTAAGTATCAGCATCAGAGTTAGTACCGTACTGAGCAACCGCCTCTCTTATAAATGCAACGTCTACTTCAGCAGCATATCTTGGAAACTCAAGAATCATGCATCTTTTGACGCTATGATTGAATCATAGTACTTAATAGCCTGAGAGAGTGTATGCGTGTGCCCCAATCCTCCCCCCGTTGATCCTGTGTCGTTGGGCCCAACCATTCCCTGATTACCGCCTTGCAGTCCCGCTACCCAGGTAACTGCTCCTTGTGTATGGGTGTGTGCTGGCATTTGGGCTATAGATAAAGCAGTGCTTCCCGTATCAGTCTGTGCAGCCCATGTACTAACCCCCACAGATCCGCCAGAACCCCCACCAGTCCCAGTAACAAACCTAAGAATAGAATCATTAATGGCAGCGGTCGTGTCTTTAGTCCAGCCCGTAGGAGCTGCTGCTTGGGGGAATATAAGCTTAGTACCTGCTGTAAATATAGGAGTATTTGATGCTGAAGCCCAAGCCGTACCATTAGAGGTTAGTACGTTACCAGAAGTGCCCGGTGCTACAGCACTTACAACCCCTGACGCTGCTGATAATACTCCTGTAAGGGTAGATTTTAGTGTTGTATTTCCTAATGCTGTTAAGTCGTTACCTGCGATAAAGTTGCCTGTCGTAGCAGCGTTACCGTTTATTACCCCACCAGCTGCAAACCCTGTCTGCACAAAGAAATCTAACCCATCACAATACACTGTGTATTTACCAAAAGGAACCGTAGCTCCAGCTCCAGCAAGGGTCTTTATGATGACGTTCTTACTGCCGCTAGTAGCAAAATTAGTGTAGTTATCTATGAGGTAGGTCTTTGATACAGGGGGGGCTATAATGGTGCAGTCAACGGTAAGAGATCCTGTAAACTTTAATACTGCTGCCCTAGACTCATCAGTAGTACCCGCATTAGCAGATAAAGTGTAGCTAGCTAGGCCCGTAATAGACACACTAGTTACTGCAGTTATAGAGTCAACCAACAATGAGCATATGTTCTTGTTAGTTGTATCACCCCAAGACCCTGACTGCTCACCGTTGGCTATGTTCTCAAGTCGTAGGTTATTTGCGTAAGTTGATGGCATGATAGCCCCCTATAGTTCTGTGTATTATATATGAATTTTATTCTTTTGGTACATTTGATATAAGTGAGACAGATGAGGGATTTTTAATAGTCCTTGATGGCGCTAGTATATCTTCTTCTCTTACCCCCGGTATTATCATTGGTGTGACTGTTGGGTCTATAAGTACTGGGCCTGAAAAAGTCATTGATGGTTCTAGTATATCTGCTTCTCTTACTCCAGTTCTTAGCGCATGTAGGCAGCAAGCTAAACTATTGTCTTCTAAAGCCTCTATAAAATGTAACTTATCTTTTTCTATGTAGACTATATGAGGGGCAGTAAATATCTTTGCTACATCATTTACAGATATTCTAAATGACCCCTTTGCTATTAGTGTAATATGGTCATATGTATGCTCATGAGGGCTATTTTTATCTCCTTTATACTGGAAATGCATCTGCCGCACCCATAAATTAGAAACACATGCTAATGTATCAAGTACCATATAACTACCTTATAGAAATGCTACAGGTATAAGATTCTCTTCCATTGCTGGCTTCCGTGCTTTTTCTTCCAATTCTTGTATATTACACTCTTCCCATTTATTTTGGCACATTATAGCCCAAGTAGGTAGTTCAGTAATATGTTGATTATTAGGTTTATTCCAGTCTATATCTTCCTTAAACTCTATCCAGCCTTTACCGTTATACCATTGCAGTGCAGATACCCCCTCTGGTATAAGACCACTTATGTCAGGTATTATAAATACTCCAATGTCAGTATAGACAGCCATATCATCAGTAACGATTGTTAGTCTCATATATTTATCCTTATGTGTTTTTTGAAGCCATAATAACATCAACATAAGCTACAGCTAAATTAAGCGCTATAGCAATAGCCCCCGTAAGTGCATGTGTGTGTGACCCACCTCCCGCAGGAATATTTGGCCCACTAGATGTACGAGCTGTTCCAGCTTGAATCTCAGGTATTTGAGGATACCCTGAATACAAAGCTATAGTTACTGATGTCCCACTTCCGTGTGTATGCGCTGGTATTTGTGCTGTTGTTAATGTTACAGCATCCGCCGATGCTGGTATTGATACTGCCGGTGTTTGGTTAGTAAACACAGTAGTAAAAACAGTTGTACCCGCAGTTGTTACCGCCCCTGATACTACCCGCAGCATATTGTCATTATTTGTTGTCAGTTTTGTCCATCCTACAGGGGCTGCAGTCTGTTGAAATACCATAATTGTACCAGCCTCAATAGGGGTTTGGACCGGTATAGTACAGGGTAGCTTATTTATAGTTAACCCAGTATTTATTTGGTTTCTAATAAGCATGATTTAGTTCTTTTGGGCTAAAATTAAGTCTACATACTGTACAGCCAATACAACTGTTGGTGATGTCGGGGCAGTTATAGTGTGTGTATGCGCTGTACCACCGCCCGTTGCTGCAGAAGTAGTAGTAGTAGCCCCGGGAACTGGAGCACCATATGTACTAGGCAATACCGGTACACCACTACTTAGATTTGCCCATGTTTGTCCCGCAGCTGTTTGCACAAGGTGAGTATGTACTGGTAGTTGCGCCCCAGTTAGTGTAGTTGCTGCTCCCACTAATGTATTTGTTGTAATAGTAGGGGCCTGATTAGTAAATACAGTAGTAAATGCAACTGATCCGCCTGATCCTGCCGTTCCTGTAATTAATCGCAAAGCCTTATTATCATGTACTGTAAGTTTAGTCCAACCTACTGGGGCAGTTGTCTGTTGAAATAATGTTACTGTACCCGCAGGTATTGCAGACTGAAAACTATACACATAAGGTAATTTATTAATAGCTAAAGTAGTATTTACTATATTTCTATTTATCATGCTTTAGTTAGTTCTTTGTAGCCAAAATTATATCTCTGTATTGCACGTTTAATGTAATTACTGGCGGTGTTGTAGTAATAGGATGTAAATGAGATCCCCCTCCTCCAGCCGAACCACCTTGTGCAGTGCTATTAGACGGATAAGTATGCACCCTGTTAGGCGCTAGATAGCTCCAATTAGAGTCAACTCCTGCGCCTACAAAGTGCGTATGTGAGGCTATCTGTGTAGTATTTAATGTAACTGAATCTGTTGTTAACCCTAGTACTACATTCTGGTTAGTAAATACGGTACTAAAAGGCGACGTACCACCAGAACCTACTGCCCCAGAGACTACCCTAAGTGCTTTATCATTATGGGTTGTTAGTTTGGTATATCCAGTAGGAGCATTAGTCTGCGCAAATACAGTTATATCCCCGGAGTTAATAGGCACATCAGTGGGCCAGATATAAGGCAGTGTGTTTACAGAAGTAGACGCATTAACCCGGTTGCGGTATATCATATTAGGCCGCTATCTTAGTCCAGACAGTAGATTGTGTGTCGTTTACAGGAGTCCATGTATTAGTCTGTGAATCGTCTACTAGAACCCATGTTGCTGTTTGTGCATCAATTACTAACCCCCATACGGTAGGGTAGCCTATGTACCCTGTAGCCTGCACACCAGTTACTGCTATGTTTTGTTGGGTTGATACCGTAACACTGCCGATAGAACCTGTAGCTTGTACACCAATAAGATATACATTAGCTATGCCCTCTACTGCTACATTACCTATCTGACCTGTAGCTGCAACACCTGTTACAAAGATGTTTTGTTGAGTTGATACTGTAACACTGCCGACAGAGCCTGTAGCTTCAACACCAATGGGGTAGACATTAGCCGCAGCATCTACTAATACATTACCTACCTGACCAGCAGCTTCAACACCTGTTACTGATACGTTTTGGTTGGTAATGAATGTGACATTACCGATAGCACCTGTAGCTTCAACACCAGTAGGGTAGACATTAGCCACACCATCTATTGCTACACCACCAATCTGACCTGTAGCTTCAACACCTGTTACTGATACGTTTTGGTTGGTAATGAATGTGACATTACCGATAGCACCTGTAGCTTGTACACCTGTTACTGATATGTTTTGTTGAGTTGATACCGTGACACTGCCGATAGAACCTGTAGCTTGTACACCTGTTACCGATACAGATATGGCCCCGGGGTTTAATATGTCCG